ATTGAAACGGGCGGCTGACATCATGACGGCTACTCCTAAAGCTCAATGGGACATCTTCTTGAACGTAATTGGTGCTCTTGGAACAGCTATCACAAACTTGAACGAAGGTGCTTTGAAAGGATTTGTAGGAACTCTCGTTGACTTATCAAGGGGGATTTTGTTTGCATTAGACAGTTCAGGAACTTTTGTTGACAAGATGTATCTTCTTGGGGATGCAGGTAAGGAAGTTTATTCTGTATTCATAGTGGTCAAAGATTCTATCAAAGAACTCAGCACATTATTCAGCACTCTCGGACAAGGAATTTTATTCCCTATAAAAGGTCTTAAAGATATACTGGTAGCTATTACTGATACTCAAATAGGAGCCTCCGCTCTGTCAGGCATTCTCACTGCTTCATTAATTAGATTGGCATTCCCTGCTCTCTATACAGCCGTCACAACCTTAGTAGCTGTTTTTGCAGTTTGGATAGCCCGAATGTTTGACATTACTGTTGCTTCAACAACGATGGAAGCTTCTATGGGGAAGGTTGCTCTTTCAGCAGGAGCATTAAATATTGCTTTCGGTGCTCTCGCTATAGGAATAGGGGCTGTCGTTCTCATCTTCAAAGCTCTCAATGCTGAATTTGACGAGATGGATGCGAGACAAGCGAAAAATGCGGAAGCTTTTGGAAAAGTCAAGGATATAAAAACAGCAGGTGAGCATTATGCGAACATGCAAAGGGAATTGGAGAAAACAAAATTAAAAAGTCCTGATCCGGCAGATTATGATACAGACCCTGAGAGGTATAATGCGGCAGTAGAAGCTCACAAGAAAAAAATAATAGATGCCGAGTTTGAAGTAGATAGAGCAAGAAAAGCATTTCAAGGCTATGCAATGGCTGAATTTGGCAAAGATCCTGAAAATAAAGAGTTTACTGGAGCTCCTGAAGATTATCACAAGAACTATATGAACACCGCTCTTGCAGACATCAAGAGGAATTATGATGCTGAATATAATGAGATAAGAAGTGGTGAGAAAAAGAAGTTGATGCTTCTCGATGAGGAGCATGAGATGGGAACACTCTCTACTGCTGATTGGGAGAAAAAGAAACTTGATACTATAAAAGAAGCTAATGAAGAAGAACTTGCTTATCTTGAAGGGGAGACAGAGGAGATAAAGGAACTTTATGCAAAACTGAATAAAGATGTTGCAAGGATGCCTTTCAAGACAGGTGAAGATAGAAAAGCATATTATGAAAAGTTGGAAAGGGATGAAGAATCTTATTTACAGGCTCTTGAAGCGAAGAAGAAAATCACTCAAGACAAAAATGAGGAAGCTGGAGTTAAAGCGAGAGTAGATGGTTATAAAAGACTCCGCACCCTTGGTATAGATGAAGCAGAATTTGAAACAAAATTAGCACTCACTGAGTCAGAGAGATTGAATAATATAGAAACCAACCGAATCCAACAAAAGACAGAATTAAATGATTTCTTCTATGTACAAGGAAGAAAATCTGCTACCGAATATTATAACGATGCAAAAAAACTTATAGAAGACGATTTCAATAGGACTATAGATTATCAGAACAGGAAGTTTCTCGCTGAAGATGAAAAACTTGCGGATGAGCAAGAGAGGTGGAAAGACAACCATGATATGTATATAAAGCTTCAGCGTCAGAGGGAAGAACTCGAACAGAATGCGAGAAAGGATGGAGAAAAAGCTGAACAAGACCGTTCAAAGAAGCAACTTGACCTCTGGAAGAAATATCAGACTGATTGGAAAGCCCTCTTTGAACTCCAAGGTGGAGGGATGAAAGGCTTTGCTGCGGTTACAGAAGCTTCCCTTGACCTTATAGTAGCTGATTTTATGAATACAGGAAAACAGATTAATCAGATATGGAATGATGTTTCACAATCTATGGCTGACACTTTCAGCAACGTCTTTATTGATATGGCTGAAGGGAAGTTGAAAAGTTTCGGTGATTACGTCAATTCATTCTTAACATCTGTTCGTAATTCCATATTCAAGATGATGTCTCAGCAAATAGCAGGTGGGCTTCTTAAAGGAGGCGAAATAGGTTTTATGTCTCTGTTCGCTCATGAAGGAATGCCTATCATGCACGGAGGCGGCCCTGTCATTCCTCGGTATCATGGGGGAGGAGGACTTGAGAGTGATGAACGTGTTATTATTGCTCAGACAGGTGAAAGGGTGATGTCTCGCAAGCAAAATGCAATGTTTGAAGACATGTACAATTCATCTAAAAGCAAAGGAAATGTTGAAATCAACATAACCAATGAAACGGGAAGACCTGTTACTGCAAGCAAAGGTTCTGTGCAGTTTGACATGAACAAAATGATAATCAATGCGGTAATATCTGATTACCAAAACTATGGTCCTACTCGTAAAGTTTTAGGGAGATAAGATATGGAAATATTTCCTCTTTTAAGCACGCCTCCTGTGACTATATCTACTGATAGAGAAGAAGGCACTCTTTCAAGCAATATGGAAGCAGGCTATGTTGTCACTCGATATAAATTTACACGACCTATGCGTAGGAAATGGTCTCTTGGATATGAATTGTTAAATGATAATGATGAGAATTTACTCACCTCTTTTGTTGATACAGTAAGAGGTCCTACAGATATATTTTTATGGAGGCATCCTGTTATTGTAACAGGTCAATATACTGTTCGATTTGAAAAAGCTCCTGTAGTAAAATTGATGGATGGCATTTATGATGGCGGAAACAGATGGTCAACTGATTTTGTGTTGGTTCAAGTATGAGAACTTTTCCTATTAGTCTAATCTTGCAGAAAAATCTACTGTCACAAACAGACCCGTGGTTAATACTTCTTGATATAGTCGTTCCTGACGGGACAATTCTCAGACTTGTTAGAAATACAGAAGACATCACTTTCCGAGGCAATATTTATACGGCTTTTCCTTTTGAAGTAGATGCAGTCCAACAGCAGTCTCAAGGTCAGATTCCTTCTGTCTCTCTAAAAGTAAATAATATTACAAGGGAGATTCAAGCGTATGTTGAAGATTTTGAAGGGTTCATAGGAAGTACTGTGACGATGTATGTTGTGAATGCGAAGTATCTTTTAGAGGATTATACAGATTTGACATTTGAATTTGAAATTCTTGGTTGTGGAGCAGATTCTAATTTAGTGACATTTACTCTTGGTGCTCCTAATCCTTTAATCAGAAGATTTCCCCTTCACAGATATTTGTCAAATCATTGCAGATTTGTTGGCAGATTCAAAGGTGCCCGTTGCGGTTATACAGGAGAAGACACTGATTGTCAGGGAACATTAGTTGCGTGCCAAGTCAAGGGAAACGGGGCGAGATTTGGCGGATTTCCTGGTATTGGTGCAGGGGGAATGAGAATTGTTTAGTGACCTTCTTGGCGTGAAGTGGTTAAAAGGCGGTAGAGACTTGAAAGGTCTTGACTGTTATGGTCTTGCTATGATTGCTAAGAAGCGACTTGAAGGAATTGATTTGCCTGAATATTCAACCCCTGATGACGATGCAACATTTGTAAATATGATTTTGAAAGAAGTGGATATAGCAGAGAAAATAGAAGTCCCTGTTTCTGGATGTTTTGTTTTGTTTGCAGTAGGTGGTCCTTACAAACTTCACATAGGCGTGATGGTAGACAACGACAAGTTCATACATATTCTTAGGAATAATACTGTCAGCATTGAAAGAATAAGTCATCCTTTCTGGAAAAGCAAAGTAAAAGGACTATATAAGTGGAACAACAGACAATAACGATAGTTAAAGTAAAGAATCCTTTTGACAGATATGATAGGGAATTTGAAATTGTTCCTTATGCCGGACTTTCTCTGTCTCAAATAAAAGACTTATCGTTTCCTTTCGGAGAAGAAATTGTAACTTCTGTCAATGGTCAAATAGTTCCTGTTGAGCATCTTCCAACAGCTTATCTTAGTAAAGGAGATTGTGTAACTTTCGTTCCTGTTATGGAAGGAGGAGACACGCTAAGAACTCTTGCTTTTATAGCTCTGNCTGTGGCTATAATGGTTGCTGCTCCATATGCGGGATTTGCCCTTCAAGGTGCTATGATTGGTATGGGATTCGGTGAAGCAGCGGTATTAGCAGGATATTATGTAGGAGCCGCAGTTTTTTCTATGGCGGCGATGGCTGTAGGAGGAATGCTTATCAATGCGGTTCTTCCTCCTCCTTCCATTGAACCTGCAGATGCCGGTTCTGTAGGCTCATTTGACCAATCACAAACATATAGTTGGAGTCCTAAATCCATTCAACAGCAAGGTACTGTCATTCCTAAGTGTTATGGAATATTCAAATTGTTTGGAAATGTGTTGTCTTCTTACTCAGAAACTAAAAACGATAAAGACAATTACATCAATGTTTTATTGGGAATATGTCAAGGACCAATAAGTAGGATGTATGATTTCTATATAAACAAACAGCCCATTTATAACTATACAGGCATTGAAACTTATGCTCGTTATGGTTTAATATCTCAGACAGTCATTCCTAATTTCAATGATACCAAAACTGAATATAATATGTCGAGAAAAATTGCTTACGGCTCCCCTGTAGTTTATACAACTGTAGGCAATTCTTTCAACGGTCTTGAAGTGGATGTTATATGCCCAAAAGGTTTGTATCATCAGAATGACCAAGGAGGATTAAGCAGTCATTCTCTCACAATTACTATTGAATATCGCAAGTCAGGGGTAGGAACTTATACAGCTATTGCTTTCGGTGCAGGCTTTGTGAATCAAACGTCTCCTACAGGGTATTGGTCAAGGGGATGGCACACGTTTGATTATGTAAATGTGGGTTGGAAAGAAGTTGAAGCAGGAAGTCCTATTGCTAAAGACCATTATGAAGGGGAACCTGGAGTACCTGACGGGTGTTGGCATTGGATTGAAGGAAGTGTTCCTTATACTTTTGCTTCTAATGAAATAAGTTATTTGACTATGACTGGTAATGTTACTTCTTCTATTAAAAGAACTTTGACCATATCTAATCTCACTCAAGGTGCTTATGACATTCGGGTTTCTAAGATAACTGCGGATGTAACAGACATAAAATATGGTGATGATGTTTATCTCTCTACAGTGAGGGAAGTTGTATATGAAGATTTTCAATATCCAAGCGTTGCTCTTGTAGGTGCGAGAGCGTTAGCTTCTAATCAGCTTTCAGGTTCGTTTGAGTTCTCTTGCATGGTTGAAGGGGCTTTAATCAGAGTTTACAGAGCTGATGAGGTTTTAGGTTCTGATGATAAAAATTACAGATGTATTTTAGACCATGTTTTAAGTATAGATACTATGCCTATTACAGGGGTTAATTGGGCTACTTATTGGGAGCAGAAAGGACACAGTGCTTTATTAGGATACGGGAAATCTATTGGAAATGATTGTTCTGCCACACCTTCTTTCAGAGTTGAGTTCTCGAACAATCCAGCATGGGTTTGTTATGATGCTTTGACTCAACCAATAATTCTTGATGATTTATCAATAGAAGATTATGAAGGCATTAATCCTTCAAGAATTGTTGAAGCAACTTTTGTAACATGGGCTGATTATTGCGACACGTTAGTTCCTGATGGTGTTGGTGGAACTGAAAGAAGAATTACTTTCAATGGAGTCTTCGACTCTCAATCTACTTTGTGGGACGCTATCGGTCAGGTTTGTAAGATGTCGAGAGCATTACCTGTGTTCAGCGGATTTGATATATCAGTAGTAGTTGACCAGCAAGCAACACCTTGTTATCTGTTTTCATCAGGCAATGTTATGGTTGATTCTTTCAAAGAAACATTTATGACTTTGCAAGATAGAGCAGGAGAGGTAGAAATTCAATACACTAACAGCGAGAATGATTATGAGAGGGACACTGTTTCTTACTTTGATCCTGAACTTGATAGACCTGATAACAAAGTAAGTATTCAGGCTATAGGTATTTCACATGCTAATATGGCGTGGAGACTCGCTAAATACTACACAGCTTGTAATTATTTCCAGAGAAGAACAATAACTTTTGATGTTGATGTAGAAGCCATCCGTTGTACTGTCGGAGATGTTGTAAATTTTGCTCATAGCGTTCCAAGATGGGGAATATACGATGGGCGTATCGTTTCCGCAACTGCTAATACAGTGACATTAGACCAAGATATTGAATTAATAGCGGGAAAACAGTATTCTATTATACTCAGACTGTTTGATGATACGGTTGTGTCAAAAACCGTTGTTAATCCGCCGGGAGTTTGGAATCAACTTTACATTTCGGGAGTATTTACAACAATCCCTGTGCAATATGATGTTTATGTAGTTGGTGAGTTGGGTTTAGAGACTAAACCGTTTAGGATAATAGGTTTGTCAAGGACTGGAGAGAATATTATTACTGTCTCTGCCATTGAATACAATGATTCCATGTATGTTGTCGATTATTGTGATCCTCCTCTCTTGAAAAAGAATTATTCCATTCTAACACCTATGCCTAATATAACAAATCTGTCAGCAAAAGAGAGAATGCAGAAATGGTTAGATGGTACTATTGAAACGAGCATTGATATTTCTTTTACTGTTCCTAATTCTTACTTTTGGGACCACGCAGAGATTTGGTCTGATGTTGGAGCAGGTTGGAAATATGAAGGCAGGTCTCTTGACGGTACATACATACTACGCAATGCTTTGGAAGGTTCTGATTATTTAATAGCAGCGATAGGTGTGTCTAAATTAGGAGTTAAAAAAACTATTGCCCAATCTCCTCAAACATCTCTCCATATTTTTGGGAAGACTTCCCCTCCAGAAAATATAACAGAGATATGGTGTGAACCATCAGCAGGAGGATTGAAACTAACATGGACTCCTGTAAGTGATATAGATATTTATTATTATAGAGTGAAATGGTCGAGCGACCTTGTCAATGGGTCATGGGCTCACTCTTTTGACGTTGCAACGTCTTTGACTAATACGGTAACAATACCTGCGGCGAGAGACGGTATTTACTTTGTAAAAGCGGTTGATACAACTGCTCACGAAAGTCTTGTTGCTATCTCTGTTGAAACGACCATTCCTTCAGTTCTTTCATGGCATACTTATCAGGAAGATGAAGAAAGTCCTTTATGGTTGGGTGAGAAAATCGAGTGCATAGTGCGAGACACAACTTTAATTCCTAATTCAAGAGCAAAATGGGATGAAATTGCTGATTTTGATGTTTCTCTTGATATTGATTTAGGAGGAGATGTTTATTCAGGGGGAACTTACACAACAGGAGTGTTTGATTTTTTAGCAATTCAATCAGTGAGGCTTTCTTTCACCACTGTTTTTAATAATGTCTGCATGGCAGCTACTTTTGATGAAATAGTTGATTTAGATAGTACAGTTCCTTTTGACACTGAAGACAATGAATCAGCATGGGTCACCCCTCAATTATGTTTGTCTCAAGATGGTATTACCTTTGGCACTTGGAGGAATTTCATTGCAGGGGATTACACTTGTAGAGCAGCAAAATTCAGACTTCTTCTTCAGACATCAGATACAAGGAATTATTCAGCTATAAGTTCTTGGAAAATTTACTTTGACTTTCCAGGGAGGTCTGAATCAGGGGCAGACATAGTTTGTCCTACGACAGGCCTTGATATAACTTATAATGCTCCTTTTATGGTTATGCCTAAGATAGGAGTGACAGTTCAGAACTCTCAGCCTGGAGACCGTTTCATTGTGTATGGAAAGAAACTTGATGGATTCAGAATGATGGTTATGGATAATTCTGCTGTCTCTAATTTTACAACTCTTTCTCAAGGAAATAAAAATACTTATGGTGTTGGGTCTGATATTTTTGGTGATGTTCATTTAGGAGTTTATAGTGGTCAAATTTACAAGCAATCCAATTCGCAAGGCAACTTTATTTCTATAGGACAGCCCCCAAGATTGTGGAGACAATTTGCTCCTCATCCTAATGGAAGTCTTTTCGCTGCTGTTTACAGCGGTCAAATTTATAGAAAACCTCCAGGTTCTTCTAATTTTAGCGGTCAAGGTCAGACAGATAGAAGTTACATAGGAATTGCTATCAACTCTAAGGGAGATTTGTATGCTTCTGTAGATTCAGGTGATATTTACAGGCAAAGAAGCGGACAGGCTTCTTTTGAAGCAATGGGACAAGGCAGTAAGGCATGGAGGGAAATGTGTTGTGCCCCTAATGATGATATTTATGTCTGTGTGTACAATGGTGACATTTATAAAATGATGAGCGGGCAAGTTAATTTTACAGGCCAAGCTCAAACTGTTAGAAATTATTATGGCATGGCAGCTTCCCCTGCAGGAGATATTTATTGTAGTGTCTATGGAGGGAATATTTACAAGCAAACAGCAGGAGCAGGAACTTTTAATTCTTTGTCTCAGACAATAAGGAATTGGTCAGGTATGGCAATCGTTCCTAACGGGGATATTTATTGCTGTGAATATGGAGGGGATATTTATAGGTCCACTTTAGGTGTGGGTGTACAAAGAATTGTTGACTGGACAGCGGTAGGGCATTAGAATATGGAGGAGGGTTTGGAATGAGTCAAGAAGATTTTGACATAACGAAAGCAGACGCTAATACTGGTACTTCATTTAGAGCGGCAGTGAATAATGCCTTGCAAGCGTTAGCATCTTGCAGTTCAGGAGCTTCAACTCCTACAACTACATATCCTTTTCAATTATGGGCAGACACAACTACAAATCAAATTAAACAAAGAAACAGTACAAATGATGGTTGGAATATAATCGGTCCAATCAATACCGATTATTTTGGTCATGCTGTTCTAATAGCTGCTAATATTTTTACTGCTACTCAAATGATAAAAGGCACTGCTCTCATGTTTCGGTTTAATGACCGAGCAGGGGGAGGTAAAGAATGGGCAGTCCGTTCGCTTACTGGAGTTCTTCAAATATGTGAGAATACAGGAACAGAAGGAGCACCTGTTTGGACTGTTAGGGGAACTGTCAATAGCACAGGATTTTTAGGGGACGGTTCACAGTTGACAGGAATTGCAGGTTTTCCTGTTGGCGGTTGTATTGACTGGCCTACTGAAACACCTCCTTCCGGATTTCTTGAGGAGAATGGGGCAAGTCTTTCTCGCACAACCTATTCAGCGTTATTCGCTGTTATAGGAACGATGTATGGTTTTGCAGACAGCACTCATTTTAATCTCAGAGATTGCAGGGGAAGGTTTAAGAGATATTGGGACCACGGAATTGGCAGAGACCCTGATAGAGCTGCAAGAACTAATAGGGGAGATGGTACGACAGGTGACCATGTAGGAACGATACAAACCTGTCAATACAGTTATCATGCACATCCTCATAATCATTCTTATGATGCCAGTTTAGTAAATGCGAATTTTCAAGGAGGCCCATTTAATGCGTATCAAGGGCATAATACAGGGTCAACAAGTACAGATGCTACTGCCTCTGGCGGAAATGAAGACCGTCCTCTTAACATAAATTCTATGAGTATAATCAAATATTAGGAGTTTTTATGCCTAAAGTTTATTGCTATCATGAAGTTACAAAAGAGTTCTTATGTGAGGACAAAGCAAGGATTGACCCTTTAGAATCAGAACTTACCGAGACACTTGTTTGGCTTCTTCCCGCTAATTCAACTTTTATAGCACCTCCCCTTGCTTATAATCATCCAGGATTTGTATGGTGTTTCAAAGATGGGGAATGGTTAGAAGAAGAAGACAACCGAGGACTTATTTTTAAGAAGTCAGATGCTTCCCCATCTCTGTTCAATAAACTCGGAGAAATACCTGAAGGTTATACAACCTTCATTCCCCCGTCAGAGTTTCCAAAATGGGACGGAGAAAAGTGGGTTATTGATGAAGAAAGGGTATTAAAAGAAAAAGAGGAATCAATTATTAGGGGTGAAATGGACAGGCTTCTTAGAGAACAAGTCTTTAAGGATCTTAAAGAGCGAGGGGTAATATAATGAGTCAGGAAGATTTTAACATAACAACGGCAGATGCTAATACTGGTATTACAATGCGAGCTGCCATAAACGCTGCTTTGCAGGCGTTGGCATCTACTAATTCAGGACCAACTGCTCCTGTTTTCCCTTACGCCTATCAGATGTGGGCTAATACCACAAACAATGTGTTGCAAATGAGGAACGGCACAAACACTGCTTGGATAAATATGGGTCCGCTTTCAGGTTTTTGCCCTGTTGCAAGTGCAAGTGGGACAGCGGATGTTATTGTAGCACATTATACCCCTGCTATTGTCACTTTAACTGATAAATTGAGATTGGATTTTATAGCTTCAGGGGCTAATCTCACTACAACACCTTCTTTTCAAGCAGACAGCACTACCGCGTATGTTATCACAAAGAAAGGCGGTTCAGCTCTTGATATAGCTGACATTCCGGCGGCAGGGGCAAGATGTGAATTATCATTAGATTTGCCTAATACAAGATATGAATTAATGAACCCTGCTGTCAGTGCAGGCGGAGGAGGAGCTACCAAAGCAGTAATACAAGCTTCTCACGGATTTGTTATAGGAGATATTCTGTATTATACAGGAGCTGCTTATGCTAAAGCTAAAGCAGACGCAATAGCTACCGCTGAAGTCGTAGGAATTGTTTCTGCCTCGACACCTCCAAATAATTTCACTCTTTTGAATGTGGGATATGTTTCTTCTTTAACAGGATTAACCGCAGGAACAGTATACTTCCTGTCCGACACAGTTGCCGGAGCCTTAACTGCAACAGAACCAACAATAGAAGGCCATGTATCAAAACCTCTATTAGTTGCAGACAGCACAACCTCTGGATATTTCTTCAATATGCGTGGTGCCGTAGTTGGCGGAGGCTCAACTGCCTATGTTAATACCTTTGACAACACTTCCTTAGTTGCTGGTGTGCTTACAGTCACCCACAACTTCGGGCATCAATATCCAAATCAGCCTGTGGTTATAGACAATGCGGGCAAAGTAGTTATTCCAGACGAAGTTACATACACTACAATAAATGCTCTGACTATAGACTTGTCGTCTTACGGAGTTATCTCAGGAACATGGCGAGTAGTGGTTTTAGATAGCGGGGCAACAACGACCACAACTCCCTTCGCCACCGCAGCAGAAATCATCACAGGCACAGAAGCGGCTAAAGCTATTGCACCTGACCAGTTAAGGGCATCGGAAGCAAGTGCTGCTGAAATAACTACAGGTACTGCCGTTAAATTAATAACAGCCGACCAGTTAAAAACAGCAGGAATAGGTGCCAATGTCCTCGTTCAGCATGTCTATACTGAAACGGGTAGTATGGCATATGGCTCAACAGCGTTTGTTTATGATGATACGATACCAGAGAAAACAGAAGGAAATGAGTTTATGACTCTGGCAATTACTCCTACGTCTGCGACAAATAAGTTAATTATAGATGTTGTCATATCAGGTACAAGGTCAGCGGCAACTGTGGCTCTGATTGTTGCTCTGTTTCAGGATGCTGTGACAAATGCTCTTGCGACTTCTTTTTATTATACGGGTATTGGAGGTGATACGAATGCAGGGAACACCATATGTTTGCGGCACATAATGGTCGCAGGGACTACATCAGCAACAACATTCAAGGTCAGAGCAGGGGCTGCTGGAATATCAGATTTTACCTTTAATGGTTCTGGGGCAGCCAGGAAGTTTGGTGGGGCTTTTGCTTCGTCTATTTCAATTCAGGAGATAAAAGTATGACAGGTCAGGAATATTTATACTGCATTAAGAAATTGAATCCGCAAGCCCATGTGGTTATATGGGTAAATGAGGATGGTACTTTAAGACCTGCATGGGACGATGCTCATGTAGGGATAAAGCCGACA